CACAGAGAGTTTCTATCTTTGTAGACAGGGCTGATACAGGATTAATATTGTTTCATGTTTGGGATGAAGAGTCTCATGCAAGACATCTAGGTATGTTTAATGCTATACTTGAATACTGGAAGCTAGTTAAAAACTACGATTCTTCTATTGACAATGCCTAGAAGAGTACCAAGAAAACCAAGACCTAAGAAAACAAATGTTCCTAAAGGCTATGATAGTATTTGGGAATATGAAATACACCAAACAGTTTTAAAAGATTGGAGTCATCACTGGGACAACATAAAGTATGTAGTTAAACATACATATGAACCTGACTTTGTAAAAGTTATAGATGACAAAACCATATTGATTGAAGCCAAAGGTAGATTTTGGGACTACGCAGAGTATAGTAAGTACATACATATTAGGGATGCTTTACCTGATAATTATGAGTTAGTCTTTCTTTTCCAAAAGCCTTTCTCTCCAATGCCGGGAGCAAAGGTTAGAAGAGATGGAACAAAAAGAACTCATGCAGAGTGGGCAGAAACAAATAACTTTAAATGGTACAACGAAGAAAGTTTACCAAAGGAATGGAAGAGTAGTGAATTATAAATTTAATGAAGACAAACTGTTAAACGAAATCAAAGCTTATATAGGCAATACTTATGACCAGCATTATGCTAACGGTAAGTACCAAGCAACTGATATGATTATTGATTCAGGATATGGAGAAGGATTCTGTCTTGGAAACATTATGAAGTATGCTATGAGGTTTGGAAAAAAGAATGGAAAAAACAATTTAGACTTGTATAAAATAATACATTATGCTATAATAGCACTTTATATAAACAACAAGGAACAGGATAATGGTTGAGGATAAAATAGGAACTAAGCCTTACTTAGGAATTGAAATAGACTATGATAAAGAAAAAACATTTGACAAGTTTAGTCTAGACACACTCAAAGATAGATATTTTTGGGAAGGAGAAACACATGCACAAGAAGCATTCGCAAGAGCCTCCGTCTTCGGAGCAACATTCAAAGGTGAGACAGATTTTGAATTGGCTCAAAGACTTTACAACTACTCTTCCTCTAGGTGGTTCATGTTTAGCACTCCTATACTTAGTAACGGGGGTACCACTCGTGGGCTTCCTATCAGTTGTTTCCTTAATTATGTTCCTGACAGTAGGAGTGGTCTATCTGCTCACTATGATGAAAATATATGGTTGGCAAGTTCGGGTGGAGGCATCGGTGGATATTGGGGCGATATTAGGAGCAACGGTATTTCTACTACTCATGGCAGTCGTTCTACTGGTTCAATTCCTTTCATCCATGTAGTTGATTCACAGATGTTAGCCTTTAACCAAGGCACAACAAGACGTGGTAGCTATGCAGCTTACATGGATATATCACACCCTGAGATTGAAGAGTTCATTAACATGAGAAAAGAATCAGGTGGAGATATAAACAGAAAGAATCTTAATCTACATAATGGTATAAACATTACAGATGCTTTTCTTGAAGCTGTAGAACAAGATGAAGATTGGAGATTGATAGACCCTAAAACTAATGAAGCTGTTAAAGTTATAAATGCTAGAGACCTTTGGTGGCAGATAATAAATGCTAGAGCTGAAACAGGTGAGCCTTACATGATTAATATTGATAGATGTAATGAAGCTTTACCAAAACAACAAAAAGATTTAGGTCTTAAGATACGTCAAAGTAACTTATGTTCTGAAATAACTTTACCGACTGATGAAGAAAGAACAGCAGTCTGTTGTTTATCTTCTGTCAACTTAGAATACTTTGATGAATGGTCAAAGGATGATAACTTTATACAAGATTTAATAACCATGCTTGACAATGTAATTCAACATTATATTGACAATGCAATAGATACAACACAACTAGGAGAATACAGTGCAAATTTTAAACGTTTTCAAAAATATGTTAAAGAAGGTAAGGAGGGCTTTACCAAGTCTGCCTACTCAGCGTATCGAGAAAGAAGTCTCGGTCTTGGTGCTATGGGTTTCCATGCTTATCTTCAACGTAGGTCAATACCTTTCGAAGGAATTTTCGCATCTGGGTTTAACTATAAGGCATTTACTTACATTAAAGGAAAGGCAAAAGAAGCAACTAAAAAACTCGCTATTGAGAGGGGTGAGGCTCCTGATATTAGTGGTAGTGGTATGCGTAATGCTAATCTTCTTGCTATTGCTCCTAACGCTAGTAGTGGTATCATCTGCAGTGGGACTTCTCCTAGTATCGAGCCTTACAGGGCTAACTGCTATACTCACAAAACTTTATCCGGCAGCTACCAAGTTAAAAACAAATACTTAGAAAAGCTTTTAAAATCTAAAGGACTTAAAGCTGATGAGTTAAATGCACTATGGAAAGACATATCGGGTAGTGATGGTTCAGTCCAACACTTAGATGTTCTTACTGATGATGAAAAAGAAATATTTAAAACAGCTAATGAGATAAATCAAATATGGATTGTTGAACATGCTTACAAAAGACAAGAGTTTATTTGTCAAGCACAGTCAGTCAATCTATTTTTTACATTACCTAAAGCTACAGAACCTCAAGAAGTACATGATGAATACATGCAGTATGTAAATGATGTTCACTGGTATGGTATGAACAAACTTAAATCGCTTTACTATTTCCGTTCTAATGCAGCAAGAACTGTTGAGAATGTAAATGTTAAAGTACCTAGAATAAATTTAGAAGATACTGAGTGTCTAGCTTGTGAGGGATAATGAGTCAGTGGCACGGAGGAAAAGGTTCTAGACGTAGGAACCCTAACGAAAAAAAGTACCAAGAGAATTGGGACAAAATATTTAATAACAAAAAGAAAAAGGAAAAGAAAAATGAGCTTACTAAAAACTAGAGACTATTATAAACCGTTTGAATATCCATGGATGTTTGACTACTATGTATTACAGAATCAAATGCATTGGATGCCTGAATCTGTACCACTACATACAGACGTTAAAGATTGGCAGGAACTTTCAGATATAGAAAAGAATTTACTTACACAAATATTTAGATTGTTTACTCAGTCTGATGTAGATGTAGGTGCAGGATATGTAGATAAATATATGCCATTATTTAAGAAACCTGAAGCAAGAATGATGATGGGTTCTTTTGCAAACATGGAATCAATACATCAACATGCTTATAGTTTGTTACTTGATACAGTCGGTATGCCTGAGATAGAGTACAAAGCTTTTGCAGAGTACGAAGAGATGTCAGATAAGCATGACTATGTCGGTAACTTTAAACCTACTAAAGCTAAGAAAGAAAGCATTGCAAAAACTTTAGCAGTCTATTCAGCTTTTACAGAAGGACTACAACTCTTTTCAAGCTTTGCAATCTTGTTAAACTTTCCAAGGTTCGGTAAGATGAAAGGTATGGGACAGATAGTAACCTATTCTATACGTGATGAATCTATGCACGTTGAAGCAATGACAAAGTTATTCAGAGAGTTTATAAAAGAGAACATAGAAATATGGACAGATGATTTTAAGAAAGAACTATATGAGATATGTAGACATATGGTTACACTTGAAGATAAATTCCTTGACCTTGTGTTTGACATGGGAGATATTCAAGGACTAACTAAAAAAGATATGTATGCTTACAATAGATACATAGCTGATAGAAGATTATTACAACTTGGTCTTAAGACAAACTACGACCAACGTGAAAATCCTTTAGGTTGGATTGACGAAGTAACAGGCGTAGAGCATCAGAACTTCTTTGAAGGTCGTGCTACTACATATATGAAAGCAGGTCTAAGAGGGAGACAAGATACAATTAAATTTACAGGAATAGAAAAATGAGGACAAAAAGGGATGAAGCTACCCTCTTAGCTTACAAACTTATTTATAATAGAGCAGGTAACTTAGTTACTGAAAGAACTTCGGTAGATATTACTGAACTAAAAAAGTATTTTACTGTAGAAGAATACTCTACATTACAGACAGTAATTCGAGAAGCTACAAAAAAACTAGATGAAGTACATAATTATATCGAAGCTAACTTAAATGCTCGAAAAATGACAGAATAAAGAAAATTGACCTCATGAGGCTACGTGTATTTACATATCTCTAGGTAGTTAATACACTTGCTTCAGATTGTACAACTTTTAAATACACAAGTTCTCTGTTTGTCTCAGAGAATTTACTCAATTGTGTATATAATTATCTCATCTTTTTTACCTTTCACCTTTATTGGTTCTAAATATTTAGTTTTTATGGTAGAATTCATGGCAGTTGTATATCCAATAACTATATCTTCTCCAACTTCTTTAGTAGAACTCTCTAACCTTGCAGCTAAATTAACTGCATCACCTATAGCAGAGTAATCAAATCGTGTATCACTTCCCATATTACCTACGACTGCTTCTCCTGTATTTATTCCTATACCTATCTCTATTCCTAAATCGGCTTCTGCCATATCTTGTTTTATTTTCTGGGCTGCTAGGATGGCTTTGGTCTCATGTTCAGGAACATCTATTGGTGCATTAAAGATAGCCATCATTGCATCACCAATATATTTATCTACCATACCGTCATACTTTTTAACTGCATCAGCTTGTATCGTTAATGCTTTATTCATAATCTCTGTAACTTGTTCAGGTTCTAATCGTTCTGATAAACTTGTAAAGCCTCTAACATCTGTAAATAAAAACGTACATCTTCTTCGTTCTCCGCCTAACTTCAGAAGTTCAGGATTATCTTGTAGTTGTTTGACTTGTCTTGGGTCAAGGTAATGTTCAAATTGTTTCTTGATTTGTTGTCTAAGTTTGTATTGAGTTCTAAAGTTTAAATAGAATTGTAACGTAGCAATAAGTGTCATACTTATTAGAGACCATGTAAAGTCTATCAAGATATTATAGCTTACAAAGTGATACTCCATATAACCCATAAAAGAAAACAAACCTAAGAATGATACAACACCCTTAGTGATACCAAGATACTTTATTAGAAGAGCTGTCAGTAAGCCTGAGACTATTAATAATAATAGTTCAACAAACAATCTATAGTCTGGTATCTGTGGTGTATCCATCAACATACTTTCTGATAGAGCTGCTTGAATTTTATGTGGCTCTAATAATCCAACAGGTGTTGCAACTTGTGGTGATATTCCTTTTGCTGTAAAACCTATGAATACAAACTTATCTTTTACATTCATTTCTTGTAAGTTTGTTTGTGGTGTATCTACCCAACTAATCCATTTACGTCCTAAACTATCTGTAGCAATGGGTGGAATGCCTCTAACCCTAATCTGCTCTATTCCATTCAGATTAGTGACAATCTGATAAGTACGACCACCTCCTAGTATTTTTAAAACTTCCGTTCCAAAAGAAGCAACCCACCCATTATCTGTTTGTTGTAGTAAAGGTATACGCCTTACTAAATTATCTACATCTACTGGTGCAGAGATAGCACCTTGACTAGCTGACTGTTTTAAAACATCTATGTTCTCTAAAAATCCTTGAGCTTTTGGTAAAGATACTATTGGTCCTTTAATAACTGTACCATGTGTTGCAGGATAACTATTGTTGTTTATTTCTGGCATAGCTATAACACTTGCAGAACTTTGTAAGGCTTTAGCAAACTCTATATCTCCACCCATTCTATCTTCGTGTGGAAATAGCATAACCCAACCTACGCCATATGCACCAGCTTCTAAAATCTTATTGTGAATCTTTGCTAAGTCTTGACGGGGTAAAGGATATCCTCCCATATCGTCTAGGTCTTGTTCAGTAATGTTAAGGATTGTAAAGTGTCCGGTAGCATTTTGTTCAGGTACAAGAGCATCAAAAGTTTTGAGTCTCAGTACTTCTAATGGAACACTATTGAATAGTAATGGTAGTGTTAGTAAAGCTAATAGTAAGGATGACCACTTCATATTAATTATCCTGTGTAATTTTTATAGTAGAGTCTCCTCCACCATTAACAACTATCTGTGTACTCTTACCGTTTTGAATTAAGATAATAGTATAAGCATTTTGTTTATCTAAATCTAACCTAACTGTATCTTCTAAAGTTTTATAGAATGTAATAAGGTTATCAGTTAGAAAAGTATTTATCTGAGTGTTAGCATCATACCCAACTTCTGTCCCTTTTAAATCTATATCAGTTTTTAAAAGTGTTTCAGTC